ATCTGTTTATAGGATTAACGATGCTTTTTTGGGTTTTGCTTTGGCTTGGGCAATTTGCAATTCATAGTAGTGTTGAAGAAAAGACAACAGAATAGGTGAGGAGTTTAGTGGGGGATAAAATGATAGTAATTTTCTTCATGACTGTCGGTGCTGTTATAAGTTCTCTCTTGGGTGTTGGATTGTTCGGAATTATATTTAGCTTACTCGTTGGCTCGGCATTTGGTTATATCATAAATGAAGTTGATTTGTACTTGTTGAGGAATCTTTACTAAAAATATATTGTTCAGGGGGTTTTATGTCAAATCTAGTAGATATATGGCTTGCGGGATCTTCGTTGACCTATGTCGTCAATTGGATTTTTTACCCTGATGAGGGGATAAATGTAGGTTCTGACAAGCTGACGGTTCTTATTTTTGGCAGTTTGCTGTGGTTCGTTTATTGGCCTGCGAGATTTATAGGTTTTTGTTATGACTTAACTCAACAGTGAAGAGGAGTTGTCAAGGGAGGTAAATATGGATAGAAAAAATAAACATATAGTGATCCCACAAGAAGTAGAAGGGGGGATTGAAACTTGGGATGTTGCTATAATAGATAACATTCACTCAGAGGTCAATATGGAAAAGGCTGATACACCTTATGTTTGGAAACAATATTTAACTATCACTAATAGAGAAAACGGGGAGAATGTAGAATTTGAAACTACCTCTGTTGATCCCGACACTAAACCAAATGCTCTATGGCACTTTAAGAGAGTTTTGGGAGACGCTATTGCATATCTCGACAACACAATGGCTGATAAATACGGACTATCTGATCTAGCCCTCCATCTCTCAAACGTCTGCCAAGATGTTTTTGAAAAATTAAAATCTGTCGGGTTAGACGAAGATAGAATACGTAGTCTTAATAGTAAGATTATTATCGCTACAACTGACGAGAATGACTAAGCACAAGTTACCTTATGTATTCAATCGGGGGTAGTTTAATGGTAGAATACATGGTTTTGATCCATGTGATCCAGGTTCGACTCCTGGCCCCCGAGCCATATAGTACACGGAGGTGTGTAAAGTATGACTAAAATTAAAACAGTTTCAAATAATTTGAACAGAGTGACGGATATGCCAAAAATAGAATCTCCTTTTGTGCGAGAGGAGAACGAAGACGGTGATTATGTGGTAACAGATGAAATCAATGAAGGTTATGAGTGGGTTTTTGAACGTGATAGAGTAATGGCGGTTGAGAAACTGCATGGATCTAACGTATCTGTAACAATAGAGCAAGGCAACATAACTGCTGTATTTAATCGCAAAAATAGGATACCACCGTATTCTACTGGCAAAAGGTTTATCACTAAGGCTATTTTGAACTCGGTTGATAGGAACTATACCAATCTTAAAGATGGTCAGTGGTTTGGTGAGGTGGTCGGACCTAAGTTGCATGGCAACCCCTACGACCTTGATGAACACTTATGGATACCATTCCAGCGCTATGGATGGAAGCATCTAAAATATAAGTCATGGGGAGAATACCCTAAGGACTTTGAGACTATAAGTCGCTGGTTCAAGGAAGACCTGATACCTTTATTCTATTCCAAGATACACGGCGTTGATTTTGACGAAGCTAGAGAAAATGGGTTTGTAGAGGGGATAGTATTTACCGATCCTAAAACTATGGAGATGGCAAAGTTAAGGAGAGACCAATTTGAATGGTACGAAGGACCGAGTCACTGATTTTCGGCAAAAGTTACCTTTTGTGTAAAGTTTGTGACAGACGTTGCTCACAAACAGGATAAATATTATAACTGCACATGTGCAGTAGTAGGTGATAAGATTGCCAGAACTAAATAAAGAACTGATAGAAGAACTTTTAAAGTACACGGGTCGCAACTGTGTCATAACGGGCTCCGACTCGTTTGAAATAGTACACATAGAACATAGAGGACAGGGTGGCGACCCCAGTAAAAATGTGATAGAGAACCTAGTTCCAATGCGCAAAGATTTTCACGACCTCTGGGAGGGTAGGCGCAAGAAACCCATCAGGTGGAATGGGATGACTATTAAGGACATAAAAATAACGGAGTGGCAACCACAGAGAGGAAAACTAGAGGTAAAATTTAAGGTAGATGGTGAGTGGAAGAAAATAGATCATGATGAGCTATGGTTCTATAAAAGACCAACCCCAGACAATGTTGGTGATGCCTGGAAACACCATCAGGTAGTCCTAGAAGCCAAGAAAGATATAGGCAGGGGAATAATAAAGCTAGGTGTGGGGCTTACACCAATCAAGCGTAATGAAGAGTGGCGGTCGCTAGGCTATGAAAGTTGGACAGACTATATAAATTCTCCAGAAGTATCTATTCCCGAACGCAAGGCTAACAGAGCAGTTAAGATATATGAGGGGCTTATAGAGGGGGCTGGGGCCGAACCAGAGAGATTGATGGGGATTGATCAGCTCAAACTAGAGGAAATTACTAAGGTTGCTGATGAAAATAATAAAGATGACTGGCTTCACGATGCGGAGGAATTATCAAGAGACGATATAAGGCGCAGGGTACGAGACGTAAAAGGTGAGAGCGAAACAGCTAGATGTTCTAATTGCGTCCGACCTAATGAATTTGAGTTTGACCAGAACTTTGACAAGATAGCATTTGGTTCAAGGGTGTTCCACTACTGTCCTTACAAGCCTACTAAGAAACAGGGGTATTTGATAGAAACACTAGACCCAGGAGAGCAGAGGAACATTGCGGAAGAATGTGAGTATTATGAGGAGAGGTGAGGTGTATGGACGAGCTTGATAAAGTAGCAGAAGAAGAGGACGTTGACGAACTAACCGAGTGTCCAGTTTGCGGTGGTCCGATAATTTTTCAAGAGGGTTGCAATCATTGTCCTTTGTGTGGATGGGGAGGTTGTAAATGACGAGTATCAGAGAAGATCCAGAATATCGTGAAAGAGCGAGGCGAAAGATACTTGAAAAAAAGATAGAGATGTACTATAATACATTGTCGTGGGAAGTAGGTTTGGCATCTAGACTAAAATCACAGAGAGGTGATTCAAGATGGTTGGAGGAGAAGTCTTAGAAACACTAGGTGAGAAGAAGTGTGACGTTCGTCTTTTCAACATTACCAGTGCGACACCGTTAGAAGGTGAGAAATGTTTTGAAATTTTACCTAAAGAACCTATAGAACTCTCGGTAATACGTTCAATTAAACGGAGTCTACCCGTAGGATATGATACTGTGATTTTTAGAGATATCAAAGGAACGGTAGCTGTTGATTTTATTAAACCAGAAGAGGAAGATGAGGATGAGTAAAGATTGGTCGTTCGGCAAGGAAGAGCTAGAGAAGGCCCTAGAGGAAGCACCAGATATTACACCTTACTCAGGCTTATGCAGAGAATGTACCGATGATTCTATTTGCATAGCTACATTTCTTTACGACAATGGAGTGGCACATATATGCCCTTTGTTGGGTGAGCGACTCAAGGAAGAGTGGAGGTTTGACGAAAAGATAAAATTATTAATGCAGGGGAAGGCTAAAGTTGTGGAGGTGGAAGATGATGAAAATGAATGATCAAGGTAAGTACGATAACCTAATGGGCTTGTTGAGGCGTATAGATCGAAAGTTAGGTAGGATAAAGGATAATTTGGAGGTGGAACAGGATGGAGAAAGTTGATGCGCCAAACGGTAGGTTTTATACTGATGGGGATAACTACTATCCCTCAGTAACGAGCGTAATTGATAAGGTCCTGGCTAAGGGATATTATTTTAAGAAATGGCTGGGCGATGCAAATTCATTCCAAGAAGCTGAAGAATATAAGAACGAGAAGGCTGAGAAGGGTACGAAAGTTCACGGGTATTGCGAGCGACTGACAGAAGGGGAAGAGATAGATGTTAGCGAGGACTCCAAAGAGGTAGTGAAGAAGACGCAGGGTTTTATTAAGTTCTACGATGCAAAAGATCCTACGGTACTTGATACGGAGTTCCAGGTGGCTCACAAAAATCTTAGGTATGCTGGCACGGCTGACCTTATGGCGAGTATTGATGATGAATTGTGGTTAATTGACATTAAAACAAGTTCCAATATTTATAATTCACATAAACTCCAACTGAGTTTTTATCAGAAAGCTATCGATAGTGATATTGACCACCAGGGTATATTGTGGCTTAAAGATAGAACTAAAAAGGGATATCAGTTAAAGGAGATTGACTATCGACCTGAATTGGTGACGGCAGCAATGAACCTATATACCTGGGTAGGCGATATGAAGCCTAGGAAGGAAGAGAAGTTGCCAAAAAGTTTGAAGTTGGGTGGTGATTGATTGTGCTATTTATAACTTTGTTTACAGTCCTTTGTTCTAGCCTTATAACGTGGTACTCGTGGGAGGCGTATAGTATTTTCGGCTCAAATCCAGCTTTTGCCTTTTGCTATGTTGGTGGGGCTTTGTTTGGGGTTATGATTTGGGTGGCGGTGATAAGTTATGCCAAGCCCGATTAAGGTCATACGAAAAGAAGGATTCTGGCATACTATAAGAGAAGGTACGTTGCTCGTTCTATCAAGGGTGTTCGAGTGGGTTATTGACACGTTTGAATTGGGGCCAAATTATGATAACAAAAGCCAAAGTGAATGAGGTGAAAGCGTGGAAAATACAACAATCATGTTATTAGTTGGTTACGGTATAGGAATTGTTACAGGGGTATTGATCGCAGAGCTGTATCAATTAATCAAGGAGAACAACTCATCGTAGCATGAGTTATCAAGGGAGGTAAAAGATGAAAGAAATATATCTAGTCGTTGACGGCAAGGATGTTATACATCATCCATCAGAATGTGTTCATGCTGGATATGAAAGCAAAGAGGAAGCTAGGGAAGCTATGAAAAATGAACCAGATGGGTATGAATTGACGGAGCCCTCTTTAGCAACTGTTAAGTTACATGAAGATAACACAAGTAGCATGAGTTTAGTAAGGAGGTGAAAAATGCGAAAGTATTTTGCTCACATAGTTGACGGTAACGAAGAGCAGAATAGACCAACTGGTGACACAATCAGTAGAGAAGAGCCCTTTCCTGTCAATAAAGGTGAAGAAATGGACGTTGAATACCTAGACCCTGACAACGGGGAAAGCTATACAATACGACTCTTAGGGCTAGGTTACAAGGACTTTGAAGATGAAGAAGAATATAGGGATAAAATCTACGATACGATAAAAGACAAATTGGCAGAAGTAAAAGACAACTAAAGTTGGAATGAGTCTAGTGGAGGTGTCCAATGAGTTCAAAGCCAGGTTCTTTTGCGGGTATAGTGAGTCAATTACTCGGAGTCGAGTGGCGTGATAGTGTTGAGTTGGATGAAGCGATAGACGCTTGCGAGGAATTAATAAAGGAAAATCCAGAACTTAAAAGGGTTTGCCAAAAAATAAATACTTATTACTATGACGAATGGGATAATCGTGGCTATGAACCCTCGTGGCGGGAGTTTAGAAACTATACGGGAATTGATGTTTTAGAAGATAGGTTCGATGTGGACGAGTTGTGGGGAGATTTAGAAAAGAAAATTGATAACTTGGAGTTAACAGATAAGTAACATAATGTTGGACGAGTTTACATTTAGGAGGTGTAAAACAATGAAAGAGGCTAGAAAATGGCACGAACTAGCCGAAGCCGTTAAACTAAATGAATTTGAGAAAGAAAATCCTGAGTTTGGGAGAACATTTTCCGATAAAACTAGCAAGGAACTTACAGCCTACAAGGATTTTATGCTAGACGAAGGGTTATCAATTATGGCAAATGAACTTAAAAGAGCTGCTAAGGCTTGGAAGATGTAAGCTAACACAAGTGTTGTTGAGTATCGTTTGTGAACCACAAATAGATTAATGTCCAAGATTTAGCCAAAAGTGAGACACAAGGAGGTAATATGAGCAATCCAGGTCGTAAGTTTGAGTATGAAATTCTTCATGCCTTGCAAGATAACTTTCCCAACATATTTAGTTACAAGTTCAAGCAATATGGTGGGATTTCCTTTGCGACTTCACAGCCATTCGACCTCTTATTTCTATCTCAACCAAAAGCGACAGTAATTGAATGCAAATCTAAGGACATAAGTGACCGAAAAACGCTGAAATTGGAGCAATTATTTCGTGAGGGGCAACTTGAAGGCGAAATCGACAGAGCGGAACGATATGGTCTCAGAGGACTGCTTTTTCTCGAATTACGTGCTGGACGTGGTACAGCCAAGCGGTGTTACTATGATTATCTATATAACGTCTCTGGTAAGACTATAGACCTAGCTAATCCATCTATGGTGGAAGTTGAGCGTGAAGGGTCGGAATATTTGATCGAGGATGAATTTTGGGAAATTTGAGGACTGCACATGTGCAGTTATTTCTTTCAGAAAATAACAGGTGTGCCGTTGGAGGTGCACAATGCTAACTGAAGAAGAAGTACGAGAAAGATTACAAAGGGTCAACGACATAAGGTCAACAATTAGCACCGATGATAAATTGATGGAAGGATATGTAAGGGCGCTAGAGGATGTGTTGGGAATTGAGCACGAAAAGAGAGAGTCTAGAGAAGAAAGTTAGAGAGAAATATGGTAGAGTGAAAGGTGACGAATTGAAAGAGATTGTGACTGACCACTTTAGCGAGCCCTGGGGTGCCAGGTACACGACCACACCAGTTAAAGAACCTACGATTGGAAGTTTGACTCCTACAGTTTTGAAGAAGTTGTTGGAGGTGTAAGCATGGAGAAAGAAGGAACCAAGAAGTTGGTTATCACGCCGATGAAGCAGAGAGCCGTTTCCCCACAACAACATGTAGAAAAGATGCAGAGATTAGATGAGTTTCAAATGATGATGGAAAAGCTGGAAGAGGAGAAGGATGAATTTCTTAAAAAGCCACATCCGCACGAGCTAAAAATTCAAGGAAAGCACTATAGTATAACTGTGGAGACCGAGGAGGCTTAACTGCACATGTGCCGTCGTTGATTTCGCCACCCGCCCAGCTATTCACGAAAATTCACGACCAAATCTTCGCCAGTCGCCCCTCTACTCACACCAATTTCCGAGGTTGCTAATTTCGCCATCCGTGCTCCTATTCACGTGATTTCGCCAGTTGGTCTGCTATTCACGCAAATACTTGATTTCGCCACCCGTGCTCCTATTCACGGAAATCCGAGGCAATTTTCGGACCCCTGGGGAGGGGGGGTTGACATTGTCCAGTCGGGGTAAATCACTGATCTGATATAAGCCCGCTAATAGCCCTGTAAATAGCCTGTAATAACATCGTCGTACCATACAACCACCTCAAGTTTATAAGTCCTTTAAAAGGTCAATAATTAGCGCTAAGGGCAAATGTTAGATCGACGTAAATGGTGTTTAAAGGCGTTGAAGGTTATGGGGCTTTATTATGGTAGGCGCTAATAAAAAAGCCCCGCTAGCGGTTAAACTAGCGGGGTAAGGTTGATCCAGCGGGGTAAAATTAATATCCCGAAAGTTCAGTATTTAATAGGTTGTTAATTTTGTCCTGATCCAGTCCAATAGCCTTAAGATCTTTCGCCGTACTCTTGCAACTCTCGAAGGCTTCAAGGGATTTACTAACGTCATCATATCCGAGGGATTCGTGAAAGTCATCAATATCCTGGTTCCTGCAATAGCTTGAAGCATCCATAAACACGGCCCAAAGTGCTTCAAGGGCTTCGGGGTGGTCACCGCTCATGTAGTTTGCTAATGATCCGTAAAAGTCGAACCGTTTAACTTTGTCGGGATTTTCCAGGGGCTTGATTGATATGGTATATTTATGTACGGCCCGATCATGGTCATCAAGGGGGCTTATAACGTCATCCACCCAGCTTAAACGTACTTTGTAATTATCTAGTTCAGTCCTTTCAATTGTTTCGCCTTTGCTCATGATTGACCCCCTTTATAAATTGATGGATCAAGATCAATCTTACCATCAAGTTTATTTATAGTTTGTTGTTGTTTTTCTTGATTGTTGATATCGGTTAAAAGATTGTCCAGGTTAGCGCCTGGGGATTTTATAGCCTTTAAAAGTTCCTGATTGATGTTAGTTAGTTTCATGATAATGCCTCCTTTAATAAATGTTTATGAAAGTCGTCTTTCTTAATTTCGCTTGCAGGAGATTCAAGATACCATTCAAGCCAGCCTAAAGCGAATTCGTGTACGCTATCACCAGCTAGCCCCACATCATTAATCTCCCAGGCCGAATGTGGATCATCGGGCGCAAATATATATTGCCTGAGCGAATCGTCTTTAACCTCATATTTAATATGCGCCCCGTTTTCCAGCCAAATTGAAGTAGATTTGTGTCCTAAATCAATTTTTTGTAGTTTGGGTTTTTTCATAATATAATCACTCCTTTAATAGGGTTGATTTGTTTGTCTAAAATTAGTGGCAAAATCCAGGATGTCGGACATGTCTTTAGGGCTTAGGTTGCCGTGATTTGAGAGAAATTTTTGTTCAATTTCTAACTGTTTAATAGGTTCTTCTCCTTTTGTTAGGAGTGCAAGGGATTTTGCGAGATTGATTTTTCTTTTGTCTAACATTAGAATCACTCCTTAAGTGATAGGTTCAACTTTTACAACTTTGCTAGTCAAACTTGTGTCACCATACTGATCCTTGATCTTTTCAGCCTGAGCCTTTGCCTTTGACTTTTCAACTTTTTGTGGGGCATTAAGTCTTACGGTTATGTTTCGACCCCAATCGGCGTTGATTGTTGCAAGCCACTTTTGATGTTTCATAGTTGAATCACTCCTTAGTTATAAAGATTATAGCATCTATGGGGTTGGGTATCAAGGGATAAAACCCCCGTTATATGGCTATCGGTTCACGACTAAAATTGACTTATCGTAATTATAGTGGGGACTAGCTAGAAAGTTGGGGGTTCGATGGTAGTGGTCAACGTGGGGTATTTTGATAGGAACCCCGATATATAGCTATCAACTTGTTTCTCTTGGTCGCTCAACTTGCAATAAGTCCAGGCAAAAGCCCCGATTTTCACCATTTTTTTTTCTGAAATAGCCCGATAGCTTGGCAACACAACCCGAAATGTGTTTACTCACCCCAGATACCCCACCCCACCACCCCAGGGGTGCCAAATCACCCATATTACCGACGCTGCCCTGCTGTAGCCCCCTATCCCACAAAACCAATTCCCCTCCATTACCCATTCCCTGTGATAGGGCGACACGAAACCTTTACACACGCAACCCTATCACCCGACTACACACGCACCCACCACCACAAACCCCTATTCCTGTATGCAATTTCCACACGGTTCCTTAATATATTAAACGGCTTTTAGATGCCTTGTTGAAAATAAAAAAAAGAAAACTACTTGACATTAGGATAGCGACTTGTTACAATGTGTATATGGAGGTGAAACCATGGACTTAAAAGAATTTGTAGAGAAGAATGATCGTTTAGAGTTTAACCTAACTGTAGATGAAATGGACTTATTAATTGGAAGTATCTTAAATGGGGCAAGTAGGAGCAAGGGGAAGACTAGGCTGGAATTGGAGTTATTGGCGCAAAAAGCTAACTACTGGGACTTATACGCTATAATGTTGGACCAGACTTCTGGTGAGCTAGAGAACACTTGACATTACCCCATCGACCAGTTATGATGTATGTGTGGAGGTGAGAAGTTATGGGGAAATTTAGAATAACAGACCATAGAGGCTTTCAGCTACTACTAGATAACGGCTTGACCCTTTCAACTCAATTTGGTGTTGGCAGTTACTGTGAGCGTCACCCTCACCCAACAGATCTTGCCGTAGATGTAGAAGATTACAGTGCCCCAAGAGAGTCTGATAATTGGGAATCCAAAGATGCAGAGGTAGCTATATGGGATGAAGAGGGTGAGTGGATTACAGATGAGATGATAGCTGATGTGTTTTCAGAAGAAGAGTATGAGACACAGGTTAAGGGGTGGGTTACTATGGACAAGTGGCTTGAGGTACTTGATTGGTGTAGGGAGTATAAGGAGGTGCAATTATGACAGAGAAAACAAATGAGCAGCTAAGACAAGAACAGTTCAATGAAGAAGTAGCGCCTACAAAGCCTATCTTAGACTTGACAACCCTTAAAGCGATGTTTCCCCAGTATGCCGAGTGGTTAGATGAAGAGGCTCAGAGGCGTAGCAAGGAAGGTGTATGCAATTGTGGAAACTGTTTAATGGTGGCACTCAGGGACGAGTTTGGAGCCGAATACCCTGATTCAGTGGAGGCTTTTCGTTTGGGGTGGCCTAAAAAGGATGGGTACCCAGAAGGGTGGGCAAACCTTAACAGGGAGAGTTTAAACGAAGACGGTTCAGGTTGGGAGGTGAGAGAATGAGATTGTGGTCACTCCACCCGAAATACTTAGATCGCCAGGGTTTATGTGGTTTGTGGCGTGAGGCAATTATGGCACGTAATGCGTTGCAGCGTGGTGAGAAACATGGGTATTATAATCATCCGCAGCTGGACAGGTTCAAATATGTGTCCAGTGATGCTTATTTCCCTGACCAGGTGAGACAAGCAAAGATAGACTATTACTTGCAAGTAGTTTACGAGGAGTCGCTGGAGAGGGGGTACGATTTTAACGAGAGGGCATTTGACACAAAGACTACAGAGGATTTGTGGGAGCACTCAGTCCCCGTAACTAATGGCCAATTAGACTTTGAGTACATTCACCTAGCTGAAAAGTTGGAAGAACGAGATTCAATTGAGAAGGTTGACCTAATTGATAGTGGTGACGGTCGCTTCCTAGACCTACACCCTCTTTTCTATATGGTAAATGGACCAAAAGCCGAATGGGAGCGTGGTTAATATGAGTAAAATAACTAGCATAATTGACAGATACGTAGAATATACAGCTAGGGTAATGGGGAAAGATGAAGGTGAGGTACGGGAAGAGTTGATAAAGGAGTGGAGTAGGGGTTGACTTCATAGGACACGTTTGCTATAATAGGGTTAGAGGTGATATAGATGGGTGAAGATAAAAAGGTAAAAGTCGTGAATGGCATAAGTGGTAGTATAAAATACAAAGGTGAGCCGATATTCCATCAAGGAGGTGACGACAACATGAAACTTTACAAGTACGTAATCCTGGACAGAGATACTGGCATCACAACGGGTGAAGGCTGGGTTACTGGTGGGGATAGAGAACAGGCTATGGCAGCAGTGCCCACACATGAACATTCGCTAGATAGGATTAAGGTGTTTTTGAAGAAATTTGGTAGTTACGAACAACTTTAACGGTACACTTGTATTGCTCTGTAAGAACGAACGACACATGTGCTGTAGGAGGTGTAAAAGATGGAAGCTCTTGATGTAATAGAGGAAATGAAAAAATATAATTCGGCTGACCTCTGTTGGGATGGATCAGATGACCGATGGACCTTATATTTGCTAGAAGTGTTTAGTAGTAGCCCCGAAGATATAGAGGATTGGCATGGTCACGGTGAAACTCCAGTAGAAGCTTACGAGAACGCAGTTAATTAATATGTATCTCAAATGGAAGTGTAACGATTGTGACGAAGTGTTCACTAGAGAAGGGCACGAGGAGCACAAGTGCCCGCAATGTGATAGTGAAAATATAAAGAAGCTGATACCAGGTGCCCACAAGAATAAAAGAAGAAGAGAAGGTTAAATACATAAAGGATAATTACCCCAGAAAGTCCCTTTTAAAAATATCCGAAGATATCGGTGTAAGCAAAAGGGCGGTAAGAAGTAAGGTAAAAGAGCTGGGGTTAGATGTTTGCAAGGCTGGTTATAAAGTTGAAGAATATGATGACCCAAATTATAAGGAACATTTAGAATGGATAATGGAGAGGCCAAATACGAAACTAAGTAGCATGCAGGCTAAAGAAATAGGTAACTCAGAATACTATGTTAGAGTGGTTAAAAAATACAATCGCAAAAACTATAAGACCAGGTGAGTAAGGCCCACCTCGATAGACTGGCGGGTTAGCGGTTGTCTCGCCAGTCACTAAAATGGGAGATGGTATAGAATGAAAGAGATTGAGTGCCCTAAATGCGAGTGGAGTTATCATGTCGAATATGGTGTAGTTAAAAAGCAGAAGCATGACAAGTTCGTGCCGACTGAGTGCCCTAAATGTGGTGAAAAATTAGCAGGGAGGTTGAAAGATGAAAATTAATAACACAGAGAACGAGTGGGATGAAGTCTGGGACTTGGCTGATGCAAATCTGACTAACAAGGAGATCATATCTTTGCTAGGAGAGCGTGAACTTACTTTAGATGATATCTATGATCTCGCAGATATGATAGCCCTGTCGCTCGAATACGATCATGAGGTGTAGCTATGAACAGGGAGATTAAGTTTCGGGCTTGGATATGCAATGATGACGAAGGATGTTTTATGGCAAAGTGGAATAGGCACGTTAAGAAGGCATTTGGTACTTTTCTTGCTAGAGATGGCAACGATACGGCTCATCTCATGCAATATACAGGCTTAACCGACAAAAACGGTAGGGAAGTTTACGAAGGTGATATAGTAGAAGATAGTTATGTGGCAATATCAGAAAACAGTTCAGAAGTCTATTTTCAGAGAGGGGCGTTTTGGGTTAATTATGGTGGAGCCGTGAAGCTATTGGCTAACCGAGACATGGATCAAATTGAAGTAGTCGGCAATAAGTTAGAAAACCCAGAGCTGAGAAATGACAAAGATACCTAAAGCCAGAGAGGCAGAACAGATCATATTGGGTACGTTACTGGGGGAGAACGAAGATGTCTCCACAGACATAATAGGACGGGTCAAGCCCGATGAGTTCTATTGGCAGGAGCATAGGACAATATATAGAGCTATACTTGACTTATACGACCAAAACAAACCAACAGACCTAGTAACCATCAAAGACCATCTAGAGGCAAATGCAAAACTCAATAAGGCCAACGGCTTAGACTACCTGGCTGATCTACAGAATAAAGTAATAACTACTGCCAATATCAGTCACTATGTAAATATTGTAAAAGAAAAAGCAACGCTAAGAAGGATTATCAAGAGCGGGAAAGAGATATCCGAGCTAGGTCGCAAGGAAGACCTCGATATAAACGAAGTTTTGGACAAGGCCGAAAACAAGGTCTTTGAAATATCACAGCGTGGAGGTGATACTGGATATTCCTTAATGTCTGACCTACTAAGTGCTCACGTGGATCACCTAGAAGAACTCCATCATTCTGATCAAGAGGTGGTAGATGGTATAGAAACTGGATTTAGCGACTTAGACCACAAGCTATCAGGGCTAAAGAAAACTAAGCTTTACACTATGGCGGGGCGACCAGGCATGGGTAAGACTGGCTTGGCCCTCGCCATAGCCAGAAAAGCAGCGTTGCAGGATTACAATGTTGGTATATTTTCTTTAGAGATGCCCCAGGACTCAATAATGAACAGAATTTTATGTGGGGATGCTAGGGTAAACTTACAAAGGGCAGAGGACGGTAGGTTGAGCAAACAGGACTTTGGTAAACTAGCACAATCTGCCAACAAGTTCAACAATAAGACACTTGCTATAGAGGACACACCACACATGCCAGTTATAGACGTTAAGGCAGAGGCTAGGCGTATGAAGGCGAAGGAGGACATTGATTTAATTATAGTGGACTACCTCCAGTTGATGCAGGGAAGCGGGCAGGAAAATAATAGGGAGCAAGAGGTAGCTAAAATGACAAGATCCCTAAAAGCCCTTGCATTAGAGCTAGAAATCCCTATAATTGCAGTAGCACAACTTAACAGAGAGGTGGAGTACAGGAAGGACAAGCGACCTAAGTTGGCAGACTTGCGAGAGTCTGGAGCTATAGAGCAGGATAGTAACGTTGTGATATTTGTATATAGAGAGAACTACTATGAGGACGAAATTAGCGAGGTAGATGAAACAGAAGTGATAATTGCGAAACAGAGGAATGGACCGACAGGAACTGTTAACCTCGCTTTTCATAAGAAGTATGCAAGCTTTTACGAGAGAGCACCTGGAGGTGTGTAGTTATGGAGAAGATTAAGCACAGAGAAATGCCAAGCGAAGACCCCAGCAAAGTTGTCTTTGTCTATGATGACTTCGAAACGGAGCTGACGGGGGAAAATCTGGGCAAGTGGATTGATGCCCTAGATAGGGCTATGGAGATAGCTTGGAATCATGGATATAAGAGTATGATGGAAGGGGTAGAGTGGGAGAAGAGGGATTTGGGGGAAGGGAGGGACCAAAATGAAGTGTAGGAGATGTAGACGTGAGTATGACGGCAAGCTGGCTTACGAGCCTTTCTTGTACTATCCAGGGGTAGATTCAATGGTGTCTGACGATTGGGAGTACGACACCAAAAACCATTACGATATTTCTCTGTGCTCTGAATGCAAAGAGGAGTTTTTTCAAGTGGTAAAAGAATTTATTGAGAGTTACAAAAAGTCTGAGAAGCCTAGGTCAAAAGAGGAGGCTAAATTGCCAAAGCTAGTGTATGACAAACAAAGCAATGAGTGGGCGATTAAAAAAGACAGTGGAAAAATATTTCTCAGCAAAAAATCTGGTCATTTGGAGCGATTTGATGGGGCAGAGATCAAACCTGAAAAGAAGGTTGATGAAAAGAAATTAAAGGAAGCGGCGGCAATGTCTTATGCGCTTTGTAAAGACCTATTTGATTTATTCGATGTCGATATAAATCAAGATGAAATATACGAGAATGTAAAAGAAAGATTAAAAGAAGATGAGGGGAGGTAATATATGGAAGCAATTTTATCACTAGCGTTCTTTTTCAACCTAATAATGGCAACACTAAAATCATTTGGCGTGTGGAACCCACTAACCTGGCAAACTACCTACTGGATGCTGGTAGTGGTAATGTTCGTTACTTATGGCTTGGGGGCTGATAAATATGAGTGATAAAGTAAGAGAGCACCAACTATTAGAACAGTTTGAGAAAGAGACGACTATGCAGGTGGACAAAGAGGAACAGGTAGTACACTTCTATAGCAGGATCGGTAGCCATATTAGAACAGTAATGAACTCAGAGAATGAAGATATAGAAGTGACAGACATTTATAGGTGGGACAAGGGCATATATGCGATAGAGGCCGACATACCTCTAGACTCAATAACAATCTCTATAAAAGATGAACCTAAGAAAACGGGGAACCTTTCGAGTATGTTGATATAATGGACACAGAAAAACGGAACGAGTTCATATATAAAGAATTGGATGGTACCCCTGATAGGTTTATCAAGCACATAGCAAACAAGCACTATGATACCCTGGAAGACTGTCCAGGACTGACCTATACTGATTTAATCCAAGAGGGGTGGGTAGGATTAATAGAGGCTGCTGAGAGATACGATGACGGAAGAGAGATAGAATATTCGACCTACGCTTATTATTGGGTAGAAAAATATATCTTAAAAACGTTGGGGGAGCAAATAAAAACTAAGCAGTCTGAATGGAAGTATGAGCAAGAGGTATATAACGACTCCCCCGAAAGGTCAGCAGTGAGTCTAAAGGGGTTTGAAGAGTTGAGTGAGAGAGAACAGGAGATCATTGAACTATATTCAGGGGGGTACTCACAAGAGAAGATAGGTGACAAACTTGAAATAAGCCAACAAAGGGTATCACAGATATTGGACGAAATAAAAGACCAAACTAGTAAAAATGCCTCTAACTCCGTATAATAAGACGAGAAAAGAAAATAAAATATATACCCGTGGAGGTTTTATATAGTGGACCAAGATTGGGGTTGGATCACTCAAAATCTATTTGGTGGGAAAAGTAAGGGTGGGGAGCAATACCTTTACGACGAACTTAAAGACGAAAGTGGAAAAATACACAACGAAAAAAGCGCTAGGTACAAGTGGCACAAAGAGCATAAGGCTAATAGAAAAAACAAATACGATCCCAATCCCGACAAGATAGACTTTCAAGGGTCTACCTACGGAGACATTAAAGGTTAGACTTTTACTGTTCTTTGCTATCAACAAGGTGTTGGTAGCTATTTTATAAAAATAATGTGTAAAATAAAGCATACATTATCCCTTATACACTATAATATATAAATAATCAGCTTTCAAGGTGGTTAAACGTGACTTATCCTTTCCCTAAAGATCCACCGCCAGACGAGGAACGCTGTGTAGCCCAGACTGCCGACGGAGAGCGTTGTAAAAAAGGCAGGATGGACAACAGCAAATACTGTCACATTCACCAGAAAAATAGTGCTCAGAAGCAAACTAAATTTACCAAAGAGAAAAAGGAAGTATTCCTTCGGGCATTAACAGAGGGAAAGGCTCTTTCTATAGAGGTAGCCGCTGCAATTGCAGGTATTTCAAAACCAACTGTTTACAACCATGCTGACCCAGAACACTCATCTTATGACGAAGACTTTGCCGCTAGATTTGAACGTGCAAGAGATATAAGGAAACAGGAGTATGAGGAGGCAGCACGCAAGTCGGCACTGGGGGAATACGGTGAGAAACCATATTGGCCCGCTCTTAGATTTATGTTGACAAACCTAAGCGATGAATGGAAGGGCGAGAAGAAACAGGAAATCAACCTTAGTCAGTCACAGCAGCAGAAACAGGAAGAAAATAGCGTTGACTATGATAAGGCAAAAGATCAGCTAGAAGAGCTATTAGATGACAGAGATAACTGAAGATAAAATCAGGTCTTTGATAGATCGGCTCGAAAGTGGGGATGCCTCCATACCACCCAATTTGATGCGAGCTATGAAGTATGATTGGTTTGGGAACTTACACCCCAAGGTAGCCCAAGCTCGTATAAAACAGATACCACACTCGTGGTACGATAGGAGTAAGCTTTCCGACGAAGAGGATAAGATATTTGGTTTATACCTGGATGGAAAAGACGCTGAAGCAATTGCGGGCTCTCTTAAAAAGTCTCAGGAAAAGGTCGAAAATCATCTGGGCAAGGCTAGGAGTAAGCTATGGGGGGCTTTAGAACCCAAAAAGGGAGGCTGGCAGAACTTCCTCTTACTAGCAGGACGAGGTTTTGGGAAGATGTTGAAAACTGACTTACCGCTTCCCACCCCTAACGGATGGACTACTATGGGAGAAGTTGAGGTTGGGGATGAACTTCTGGACGAAAAGGGAAAACCAACTAAGATCCTCTCAAAAACACCAGTGCAAATACCTAAAAAAGCTTTTGAGCTGGAATTTAGTGATGGTACAACCATAGAAGCCTGCTCAGAGCACCAATGGGTTACGTGGACACACTATGAAAGAAAGGCTTTTCTAAGATCACAATATGTAGATGACCACAGTAACTTTCCTGATAATTGGTCACAGTGGAGAAGCAAAAGAAAGTTTGGTACTGGGGAGCCAAAGGTCTACCCTCAATATACTAAAGGCCCCAGGGTTAGAACTACACAAGAAATTGTAGACACGTTGACATTTGGAAAGCGGAATGACAATAACCATGCCATCCCGATGACTAAACCACTTGATCTCCCAAGGAAAGACTTACCAGTTTCTCCATACACATTAGGGGCTTGGCTTGGGGACGGATCAAAGAAAGACACAACTTTGTCTATAATGGATAAAGAAATATTGCAAAGGGTAGAGAAAGACGGATATAAGACCAAAGAGTATAAAACACCTAAAGATAAGTGTAACCAGTACAAGCTTGGGAAACATGGAAGCGAACCTGATAGCTTACACCAAAACTTAAAGAAGCAAAACCTTATTCGCAATAAGCACATACCCCCTAAATATTTAAGAGCTTCTCCGCAACAGAGGCTAGAACTCTTGCGTGGACTTATGGATACAGATGGATGGGTCGAAAGCCAGAACTACGTTGCTATCACACAAAAAAGAAGAAAGCTTTTGGATGACATAGAAGAGCTTGTAATCTCATTAGGAATGAAAACAAATAGACGCACAAGAACTTATGCCAACAATGGTGGGATTGAAGATAATTATCACGAAATAAGCTTCAGGGCTACAGAGCAGGTGTTTAATTTACCGAGGAAAGCTGATAGACTTGACCTTAGCGTGAGCCAAGGGTTGAGGAATAAACATAGAATGATAGTTGGAGCTAAGAGAATCGACACGTCTCCGATGCAGTGTATCACAGTTGATAGCCCCAATTCTATGTATTTGGCTGGGGAGAGTATGATTCCTACACACAACACACGGGCTGGGGCAGAGATAATCAAGGAATATGTTAGGCGTGGCTGGGCTAAACGAATAGCTCTAGTTGCCCCTACACCAGGAAAAGCAAGGGACGACCTTTTACGCAAGGTACACTCTGGCCTGTTACAGATATATCCAGAAGACGAGGAGCCAAAGTATAAACCCACTAAAAAGCGTCTGGAGTGGGATAATGGTGCAGAGGCCAATATATATAGTGGTGCCAATCCAGATGAAATAAGAGGTCCAGAGTTTGACTTGGCTTGGTGCGATGAACTTGCAGCCTACAAATATCCTAGAGATACCTGGGATAACCTACAATTTGCACTCCGACTTGGGGATCATCCACAGACTATAATATCGACGACCCCCAAACCGATACCTACACTAATAGACATAGTTGAGGATGAAAATACAATAATCTCCAAAGGTTCAACCTACGAGAACGAGGACAATCTACCAGAATCATTCTACAATCACGTAGTGAAGAAGTATGAGGGTACTACACTAGGTCAGCAGGAAATATATGCAGATATTCTCTCGGATTCTAAAAAGGCGCTTTGGAATAGAGATATAATCAATAACTTCAGGCTGGATGGTGGAGACCCTCAAGATATAGTTGAACGGTGCGAGCGGGTAGTCGTAGCTATTGACCCCGCCGTAGGTGACAAAGAGGAGAATGACGAAACTGGTATAATCGCTGCTGGTTCCAACGGAGACATAGGTTGGGTACTTGAAGATGGCTCGATGGGGGGAGCACGACCACAAAAGTGGGCTAATAAGGCTGTAAATTTATATAAAAAATATGAGGCAGACAGAATAGTGGCTGAGACAAACCAGGGTGGCGACATGGTTGAACAGACCCTGAGAACTGTGGACTCGACAATTCCCTATAAAGGTGTTAAGGCCAAGAAAGGTAAGCGTACTAGAGCAGAACCTGTAGCAGCACTATACGAACAGGGTAGAATACACCACGTTGGTGTACTTGGCACATTAGAAGATCAACTTGTAACTTGGGAGCCTGGGCGGGCGAAGTCACCTGATAGACTTGATGCACTTGTATATGCTCTGAGTGAACTTATGTTGCAGAATAGAGATCGAAGACAAGGTTGGGAATTAATGGTATGAAAGAGTTTCCAAGTTTTCTTAAAAAATATGATGCAGTAATGAGCGTAAAAGAGTTGAGCCGAAGAGTATATGGTCGAAGATATATCATGGAAATTTATTTGTTGGGCTTCTTTCCTCGGAGAGGTGAGTATGGAGGAACCACTAGCAGTTATTATTAATACCTGTAATAGACCTTACTTACTCAAAACAGCGGTGGGTCAAATTACAGAACAGACTAAAGACGGAGACAGGCTTATAATTGTTAATGATGGCAAAGAGGGGACTTTACCCGAATTCCAAGATGAAAAGATATGTAGTATAGAACATTGTAAGCCATATTATGCCCTCGCTTCTGCTAGAAATGCTGGACTTAGTAAAGCACTCACCCTCGGGTATGACTGGGGTGTCTTTGTTGATGATGATATAGAGGTTGTCGAGGGTTGGTTGAATACTCATAGGAAGGCGTGGACGGATAAAGAGACAATGTATGCTGGAAAAATACTAGGCTCTAAAGACTCTAGCTACGATATAAGAACTGTATGGGCAGGAGAGGAAGGGAATCTTAAAGATGGAGAAGTTCCTAAAAATTTCCTTGTGCAGATGGGCGGTTGCAACTTTGGTTGCTATCTTCCTTCTCTAGAGGAAGTTGGGGGGTTTAATGAAGAATTCGATGGTAATTATGGATATGAGGATGTAGAACTAGCTTATAGGTTGACACAGCTACATGGTTGGGGCGTGCAGTATCTTAGCGAGGCTGCCATGCTCAATCGGCAAGCACCGCCATCAGGCAACTATGCGAGGAACATTTCTGAAAATCGTGAAAAAATAGTTGAAAAAGTACCTAAAGAACTTATGTGGGACGGTTTTATATGAATATAGTTTTAACAAATTATTTTGCAACTAAAAAAGACCCTCAAAGGGGCAAACTCCAGGCGCCTCACTCGTTTGACAAGATGAAAGAATGGTACAATAGCCTGCACAAACATGATTTGAGTGGTGTTATTTTCCACGATCATCTTATGAGTGTTTTTATAGATGAATATAGTACAGAGAACTTATCCTTCAAAAAAGTTCAATTGGGAAAATACCCATTAAATTGTGAGAGATTCTTTCATTTTTATGATTATGTTAAGAACCATAGGTCAGAAATTGATAATGTATTGATGACTGATCTATTCGATGTGGATTTCTGGGGCGATCCTTTTATTCTCTTTAGCGATGAGTATAAAATATATGCTGGGGACGAGGAAAATACGATAGGGAAAAATAAATGGATGTTGAGATATTACAGGATGATGGAAAATTGGTTTTCTGATATAAATTATCCTAGAAACTTTTTTACCCAGCAAACTATTAGCCCAGGTATTTTTGGTGCGGAGACGGAATTATTCCTAGAAGTTAGTGCTGGAGTGATTGATTTTTTCGAAAGGCTACCCGACCGCATCCCTGAAAATTATGGTGGGGTTGATATGCCGATCTTTGCCCTAGTAGTACGTCAGAAATTTGCTGAAAGGAATATTTTACATGGATATCCACTTAATAGCAGGTATAAGGAATATGAAAAAAAAGGAGGCTTCTATATAAGACACAAATGATACAATATCCATACATATATCAAATAGATAGCCTTAATCTCGTTTACGTCAATAGTCCTCGCTGTGCGTGTACATCTACTAAATTACTTCTAACCGATTTGATGGGCATAGACTTCGATAAAGAATCTTGCGATATTCATAATGCTTTTATGGATATACTACCTAGTATCAAGAAATATCAGGACATACAGCAAACTAATTCGGACTATTATAAGTTCACTGTCGTTCGCAACCCCTATGCACGAGTTGTATCTTTCTATGTAGGGAAGGGAGGGGGGGCAATATCAAGAGAAATTTATAACTATGTAGACGGAGATACTTTTAGAAATTTCGTAAGGAAAATTTACGACCTTGGCATGGGAAATTTCGAGGAGCACCTGATAGAACAGTATAAAGGCTTCAGGGTAGAGTATATGGACACCGTAATATGCTTAGAAAGCTATACTGAAGGCATCAAACAAATTACTGATATGTTCGACAAAGATGTAGGGGTGCTTTGGAAAAATCAATCAGGGAAGGAAGATTATAGAGAATATTACGATAACGAGACTAAACAAATGGTAAGGGAATTATATTCTACTGACTTGGAGATGCTTGGTTATGAATTCTGAATGTCCTTTATGTGAAAGGGAACATAAAAGTACTCGCTGGTTTTATGTTGTTGAGTGTGATACATGTAACGTGCCTATGGTTGTGGCCCCAAACCACAAGTCAGATTTTGCAGATGGAGAGAAAGATGATATCCGCAGATTGTTTGGAGATAAATATAAAATCCGCTGGAGAATGAGAGATATCCCAGAACATGCTCACTGTCACCTGGAGGAGAAATGAGCAAACCTGATTTTATGGGGATAGGTGCCCAGAGATGCGGTACAACCTCTATGTATCATTATCTCAGCCGTCACCCTGATATAGCAAAGCCTGCAAGGAAAGAGACATTCTATTTTGCTTATAATTATGACAAATCAGAAGAATGGTACAGGAATATATTTCCTGATTCTGGTAAGAGCTTTGAAATATGTACTTATTATCTTTATCACCCCCTAGCCCCCCAAAGAATAAAAAATGAGTGGGATGGAAATAAGTTTTTTGTAATGTTAAGAAATCCAGTCGATAGGGCATATTCGCAGTTCTGGCATGAGAAAAGGGTGGGGCATGAAGATGCAATTATTACTTTTGATGATGCGGTCAATCTAGAAGAGGCACGTCTGAGGGGTTCTGATCCCCGCAGAGGTCGTGCTATTGGATATGAGAGTTTTGGCTATCTGAAGCGGAGTATATATGTAGAACAATTGGAGAGATGGTTCAGATATTTTGATAGAGAGAAGATTGAGATCATCAAAAGCGAGCGTTTTTATCAAAACACTTCTAAAGTTGTTAAAGAGTTGCTAGAATTCCTAGATATCGCCCCTTTGGATTTGGGGCCATACGAGAAATATTATGGTTTGGACTATCCCGAAATGAGCGACAAAATGAGAGAGAGGTTAAAGGAATATTATGAGCCATACAACGAAAAATTATATGACTTAATCGGCAGGAGGTTGTGGTAGTCTAATGAATCCAAATAAGGCAGAAGAAAAGGCGTTTCAAAAAGCTAAGGACTTTGCTAGAGAGACTGACAGAGTGGAGATATTTTGGAAACAATTATACGAGGACATAGAGAGGAAAAAGCGCTTGATAGAGCTAGATAAAGTGAAAAGGGAGTTTAGCAAATGACTGAAGAAGATAAGCGTAAACAAGGTTTTGAATTACTTCAAGATACTTGGCAGTCGGGCCCTAACTGGGGAGACCTAAAGGGGAACGAAGATAGGGATGCACAGGCACGTCAAGTACCAGTGAAGCATGCTAGGATGAACGATAAGCATAAGACCGCCCTATATGAGAATGATGCCCTTGCTGCTGCTATAGCAGACAATATGGCAGAGGATATGACCAGAGAGTGGCTTAATGTCGAGGTTCCCAATGACGAGACGTTTGGACGAACCATAGACGATCACTTGGGCAGGTTAGATGCTCGCTCAAAGTTCCAAGATATGATTCGCTACGAGATAGTTTATGGGGACGGTTATATAAGTATAGGTGTGGACGATGATCGAGATAACGATCAACCTGTAGACGATGTAGATGCGGTCCAGTACCTACACGCTTTTTCTCAGAAAAAAGTTAGTGAACAAGATTTAGTAGAAGACCCATTTTCACCCGATTATGGTTCTTACTCAATGTATCACATAAATGCTCCAGCCACATCAGATGAAATAGAGATAAAAGCACATCCTGATAGAATGATCCACTATCAGACGAGACGGACAGAGGACGAAGATTGGGGACGCTCTGCCTATCAGAGGTATAAACAGCTCTTTCAATACTTTGACAATGCTTCTTGGAGTTTGGGTCAGGTTCTGTATCAGCTAGTGTTTAAGGTCTATAAGACGGATCTAGAGCAGATGGATGACGAGAAGGAAGAGAAGATCAAAGGTAGACTAGAAAAGGCGTGGACACAGGGAACCTTAGCCATCATTGATAGTGGTGGTGATGGCGAGGGGGAAGAGTCAATAGAGATACCCAGTACCTCGCAAAATGTATCTGGCTTGGAGGACATGCTCGAGTTCCTGAAGGATCAAGTGAGCATGGCTACGAGGATACCAAAGTCGGTTCTATTCGGAGCCCAGTCAGGCACACTAAGTGCTTCAGAGACTGATGCTATGAGCTACTTCAATAGGATTAAGGGGTTGCAAGAGACGTACTTGCGTGAAAAGGTTGCTAAATTGGTTCGCTATCTTATGAAGCAAGAGGACAGAGACCCAGATAGCTTTGAATGGGAAATTAATTTCAATCCACTTTGGTCGCTGGATCAGATGACTGAATCAGAGATAGCGTTTAATACTGCAAAGGCTGCTTCATTGCTCGCTCAGTCAGGGGTTATGCCTGTGGACGAGATTCGTGAGCGGTATTTCGAAAAGGAGCCGATACAACCTAAGACACCAGAAGAAGAGGAAGATACAACAGGTTGGTATAAAGAGAAAGTTGATTAACGTCCTGCGTTAGAGGGTTGCTCTATCCACGGCGGGGTAGGCCATGTAATAGTTGTCAGCCAGCGCAATGATGACCACCCCCGCCACGTAGCATAGGAGAAATATGTTAAACGATTATTACAAAGCTGCTAACAAATTTCCTAACGGTGCATACGAGCAATATCGTAAGGACATAGTTGCCTATGTAGACGAAACGGAAGATCGCTTCAGAAACATCTGGGAGTCCTCGCTAGCTGTACATGTGCAGCTTTTGACCGACGATGACCAGGATAGAGTAGAGCGAGACCTAGAGAGAGTTGAACAAGCGTTCACTGCTGCTATCACCGCATTGGCTATGGAAAGAAAGATAAGTAACATGGCTACACAAACAAGGCAAGCTGCGGTTGCTGGTTTGCGACAAGAACTAAGTGCAATGCTGGA